ACGAAATATAGCTCAGTTATATTACAAATTGTTGACTATGGAACCACACGTAATCCCATGATGGATTTTCCACCTGGAATGGCAATTGATTTGCAGCTTATTGACTTTTCTGAACGACCTTATATCAAGTATTACCCTCACATATTTTCGGCGAAAGTGATATCATACAACACAATATTTATCAAAAAAGCAACAATGAATGACAATTTTTTTCCTGAACTCTATTTACAATGTTTTTTGGATATTTGTGATGCGGATGTTAGTAAAATTAGTCAACTAATAAATGAGGGTTATACGCTAAGCATGAATACACAAACACCCATGCACGCAAAAAAAATAGAAGAGGCCATTGTTAAAGACATGCAGTCATTTAACCATAAACAACAACTAGATGTAAATGACATTAAGAAACATGCTGAAATTATTCGAATTTGGACTGCTGTACGGTTTGCGCGTGGAATTTATAATATTAAAAATGGTTACTTTTATTGCATTACCGGAGATGAAGCAGTTACTGTTGACCCAATGACAGGTCGCGGTGTTTCTAATTCTATATTACTATGCAAAAATCTTATAAAACTATTAAGCAAAGAAGGAGCACTTGACATTGAATATGTTAAAGGGACTGGCATTCAAGCTTATGAAAAATACGTATACGATTTAGTTTATGATGTATTAAAGCAAGGCGAAGATACTAAACGAAAATTTTTGCGTATGAATTTTTCTTTCAACTATGTTATGAGCATTACTACATTGAACGTTCTGAATACCAACACAATCTATAATAACTATAGAGAGGTTGACAGTTCATTAAAGAAAGATGCGTGCATTAAAGCGGAAACAGTATATTATGAAAAATATAGACGTGCTGATATTATAGACTATTTTCACACTGCTCTGCAAAAAGAGGTTGTGTTTTTACAAGAGGTGTCTTCTGATTTGTTGAATGCTATTTCAGTTTCAGTTGCTGATACACATTGTATATACAAAAGCAATTATGACGAACATGCTGTGTATCAACTTAACGATGGACCTCTCAAAATGCAAACCAAAGAAGATTACATATTAATTCTGTTGCCGAAATTTTTTAAGAAGTATTTTATTATCAAAGATGAACAAATACCACTTGCGTCTATGAACTACGGATCTCTTAAAATGTCGCCGTGCATTGTTCTTTTATCTAAAAATGAATCTTATCGCTCAATAATAATTCTTGTCAATCTTCATTTGAATCGTAATAATACGAAAAGTGATAATCGTATGGTGGAACTTTTTATTAACGACTTAATGAAAAAATACAATTTTGACAATAAACGCGATAGGATAGTTATAGGTGGAGATTTCAATACTAACAAATTGAATATTCCAATGCTAGTAAAGCATGGAATTAATATGGAAACCCATGATGGAAAAGAGACTGATTACTTTTTATCTAATAAAAACATGGACATTATTTATGAAAATGACAAACATTTGCTTGACTTCTCTGAGCGCGCTAAGTATGTAGCAAAAAAACAAGATATTCCCCACGACATTAATGCATTTACCGATCATTTAATAGTAAAAGGATCTTTTCTTATTACACATTAATAACGTGAAAAATAAAAACAGACATGAAAAACTTAAAAAGGAATGCAATAAAAAATTACATACATGTGTCATTCATGTATGTAAAATCATTAATAATCAATGCAGCAATCAATACCTTAATCGCAAATCTCAGTGTAAGTCAAGTTCAACAATGGACACAACTGTTTGGGATCAAAATGCACTTTGATTTCATCATTGCGTGATGTGCAGAGTTCCTCCTCAATAAAATTAATAATAGGACACAACTTGTGGACATCAATTTCAGGTTCATGAACCCTGTGTTTGTGGACATGATTCTGGTGTTTACCTTCATGTTCACTGTTATTATGGTATTCATGTTCCAGAATGCGAACAGACATGACATCATAGCTCACCGGTTTGGTGACAAACTTTTCCTTTTCACTAGAACAAAATGAGGCGTTGTAATCCTGCAAGAGCACACACAATTCTTTGAAGTCATTCTTGTGATGCTCGGTCAGGTGCATGGTCGCATGTGATGTTGTGCAGAGTTCATGTTCAACGATTTGAATCAGAGGGCACAAATCCCCTGGCTTCAAATTCGTTTGTTGGTGGCGAGGAATCATAATCGCTGCGTCAGAACTTGCAGGAAGCAACAACAACAGCGAAAGAAGAGGCATGAGATGAGAGATATTCATTTTATGAAAAAAGAGTTATATATGTTTATATACATTCTAAATAAAATAATTATCAAGGAAATCAAGGAACAAATGTTGGAAAACTAAAAGCAATAAAGCCGTCGCCACCATTTCCTGCCCTAGAATTAGCTGTTTTAGATTGTCCTCCACCTCCCCCTCCCGTCCATTGTACTGCATCTGTGTCTGAATTTCCACCTCCGCCTTTACCACCAGTGGCTATTTGATAATTTGGACCGGTTCCAGCGCCTCCACCTCCGGCCAGAAATAAACCGGTTGGTATAAATGGGAAAATGCTTGTTGAAACACCATTGCCACCATCTCCTCCATTAATGGAGTTAAGTCCAACTTCGGAAGCTCCTCCGCCTCCTCCTCCTCTTGGGTTTGTTAAACTTCCAACCGATCCTCCTCCATCAAAACCTTGCCCTGAAACTCCAGTTCCTGGAATTAGGCTAGTCCAACTTCCACCACCACTTCCGCCATTTGGATTTGTGCTGCTGAAATTGAAGCCTAACCCACATCCGCCTGCATAACACGTCATTTGTTGAGTTGCTAAATCAACATACGAACTTGTTGCTGCAACTGGAGGTCCACCAATTGGATTTTGTCCTCCAGTGCCAACAAAGCAAGTGTAATTCTGAAACAATGTGTAATTTGTAAAAACATCTTGAAACCCACCTGCTCCACCGCCTCCACCACCTGTAAAAAAAACATTACTCTGAATTGTCAAACCACCAGCACCACCACCCCCAACACAAACAACCCTTGTCAGGACTTGATTCGCTGAACTTCCCGATGAAGTGAAATTGAATGTCACAACAGAACCGGCAACACGAATTTGCACCACCGTGGATCCACCTTGCACTGGAATTTGTGATTCACCACCTTGTTCGTCAATATATGTTGTGATCGTTTGTGAAGTAGTGTTAAAATATATTTGATTGCTAATTGGTGGAGGAGGTGGTGGCACCGGTGCCGGTATTGGTTGTGGTTGTGGTGGTTCTTGAAATGTGGTAAATGATTCGAAATTGCCTCCACTTGCGTTGGTGACTTGCATTTTATAATTATACAATGGCACACTCTCATCAATGCACAGGGGGATTACTGGACCGGGCACATCACTGCCACTCGACAATGAACAAAGCACCGGTGGCTGATTGCACTGCAGTGCGACGGTTTCACCGCTTGCATTTTTAATTTCAGGCAATTTGTTCACATTCGGATTTGTGTATGTTTGCGTTTGCGTTGCCCATGACTTTTTGCGCGTGAATGCATTTCGTGAAATCATAGAATAAAACATTGCGGGAGACAGTTGCGCACTATTGTTTCTATACTTTAAAATCTCTGCTTTTCGTCGTTGGTCCAATGCATACGTGCTATACGGTTCACCATTTGGACCACACGCCACATATCCGTAGTTGCTGACACAATTTGGACAGTTGTTCCCACCAGCACGGGACCACAATGGTGGACCAGGAACAAAGTTTATTATTCCACATGAAGTAGTTAGAGGGGCAAATGGGGTTGCATTTACCATTGTTGAAGGATTACTTAATCCAGAAGCATTGATTGCACGGACTTGAAAATTGTAAAGCGAACCATTTTTCAAAAAATATATAGTGGTCGTTGTCATTGAATATTGAACACTCCATTGGCCTGGTGGAACAAGAGTTGTGTTTAATTTGTATTCAATTTTGTAATTCGTTATTGGAGAACCTCCGTCAGATGGTCCATCGGACCATGACACATAAACTTGGGAATTCCCAGGAACAACCTTCAAGTTCACTGGTGCATCCGGAACCGTTGAAGGAATTGCACTAACCTCTGCAGAATATAGACCTACTCCGTTTACATTTGCCGCGGCTACTCTAAAGTCATATGATATACCATTTATTAATCCTGTAACAGTGATTGATGTTTGAGATGACATTGAATGTACAAAAAAATTCCACGCGGAATGTAATGATGGTTTATATTGAATCTTGTAGTCTGTTATTGATGAACCTCCATCATCATATGGTGCGGTCCAACTAAGTGGAACCTGGCCATTTTGATACCACGTTGCAGCCAAATCAGTGGGTGCATCTGGAGTCGTTGACGGAGTTGCTGATGTTGATGCAGTTGCACCGTTTCCACTTGCATTGTGTGCAAATACTTGAAAGTAATAAAGCGTTCCATTTAGTAGTCCATGTATCGTTACAGGACCAGATGTTGGATTTGGAACCAGTGCGGTGTATGATGCAAAAGTAGGATCTGTTCCATACCACACAACATAATAATCAATTGGACTACCGCCATCCGATGATGGTGCACTCCAATTCAATGGAACTATGGTGTTCTGATTAGATGCTGCAGTCAACCCATTGGGTGCAGTTGGAACCGTCGATGGAGTTGCACTAATAGTAGCGGATGGACCCGGACTGTTTGGATTTGCATTCACTGCAGACACACTGAAGTTGTAAGTTATTCCATTTGTTAATCCAGTATATGTGTATTGTGTGTTATATACTTGCACTCCAGTTTGTGCTCCAACAATTGACACAATGTAGCTTGTCACTGCTAAGCCTCCGTTATAATTTGGTGGACCCCAACTCAATGGAACCACTGTGTTCTGATAAGGTATTGCAGTCAAATTAGTGGGTGCAGTTGGAACCGTTGAAGGAACTGCACTGACAGCTGCAGAATACGGACCATTGCCACTTGTGTTGCTCGCCGATATTATTACATAATATGTAATGCCATTGACAACGTTCCCCAAGTTCACCGGAGAACTTGATGCAGTCATGAGATTGTAAACATCAAAATTCACGTCGTTTGAATATTTAATTGTATAACCAGTTATTGGCAAAGGACTTGACGGTGCAGACCAACTGAATGGAATCACACTATCATAATCCGATTGTGCATTCAAGTTTGTTGGTATTCCCGGAACATCAATGGTTGAAGGATACAGATACTTGTAGATGCTGTTGTATTGATAACTGCCAGTTGACAACCACTGGACATACGTTTGCGGTGGAACTACCGACTGTGTTCCCCATGACTCACTGCCTCCATTGTGTCCCCATTGAAAATCAGATGGAGGATTGAAAGGAGGTTGTCCGTCATATTGTTGATATTGATATCCGTCAGTAATGTCAACACCAGATGGGGTTGTGTATGTTAATGTAGTGGATCCTCCTGATGTAACGTATGTGAAGTCGAGAGAATTATTTCCAAACGCTAATCCACCGCAAATTCCCTGATTATGTTGAACTTGCACCACATTTGCATATCCTTGGCTTCCAAGATCTGGCCAAAATCCTGAAAAATAATTGTTTTCATAAAATACATAGTATCCTGTTAATGTCGGGGGACCCAGTATAAAATATGAGGTGTTAGTTGTTGTATTTGTAATTGTTACTCCACCGACCACAGAATAATCTTGTGGAAATCCAATTAACAAACCAACTCCTCCAGTGCCTGCTCCGCCGCTCTCTTCACTGTGATTGGCAATTATTACTTCTGGAATCGGAAGTGCCATAATATTTTACACGATGATGCAATATTATGATAATCAAATATTAAAAATAATGCGCATCACATTCACTGTTTTTTTATTTTCATATTCATTTTTAAAGCAATCACCACAACAAGTGCCACGGTGGCAACCACTGCAACACTTTCCCGCACCGTGGTCGCTTCTCTCACTTTTGCAACTTTCAGTTCCTTTAATTCCGGCTGCAGCTCCTTCGCCAAATGAACCGCATTTGCCACACTTGATTCCATGGATGTAAAGCTATAACTGCTATTGCCATTTTGCACTCCACAGTTATACAAATTCTCGAATAATTCAGACCGATTCGCCACGTAGCCGTGTGTCGTTGTCATGAAAGCGTGATTGAACGGCACCCATCTCCGCTGGCCTGCATCATATGCGCTCTGCGTCAAAAATTGGTAATCCGGATCCGGCAAGTCGGGGTAAACCTGCTGCAACTGTCTAAACACTTCCTTCATGACGGCGCGTTTGTCGCTGATTTCATTGGCGTTGACATTTAATGCATCCGATGGCGCATCCGGCATGGTTATGACCGTGGAAATGACCGTCTTGGACCGCGGATCATTGAAATCCATGTAATCCGACAGCACAATGTTGCCGACGCCCCATGCCGTCCGCGGATATCCCCATATCTTCGGAACATTAATTTGAGAACTCCAGTGAAAGATGACCGAAATGTAAGGCAAATACTGCGTTTCTTCCTGAAACCGGTGAAAATCGGGCCCAAATGCGGCACCCAACTCCCCATGCGCACTCAATATGCGTTCCACATCTTGCGGCGGGCACGCCAAAATAATGTTATTGCACCCACACACGACCGGTCTGTTATTTGCTCGTGAATCTTTAACTGAAATGCCTAACACCTTTGCATTTGCTGCATCCACCACAAATTCCTCAATGGTTGCATTTTTCATGATTGCTACGCCACACTTTAAAAGCGCGTCTTCCCAAATGCGAAACAGCCCCACATCATTTGGCACGCGTGGTTGATAAATGCCATACAAAAAATTCTGATTCAGGATTTGCAAAAAGCTGAACAGCGTGTAAGTGTCGGCGCTGCCACCATCTGTTAGTCGGCCGATGCGGTCCAAAATGTCAATCGATGCTTTTGAGAAATGATGAGACGAGAGATATTCCAATAATGTTGTTTCCTTGTAAGAATCATTCAGTGTCATAAAACTCCAACCCAGAGTGGCAATTTCTCTCAACGACAAGACTCGAACCGCCTCCAACATCATGGAGACAGTGCTGAAATTGTATCTAACAAAGAGGTCGTCAAACTTGGCACCCATGTCATTTAACAGCTCCTTGAACATGAGGAAATTGTCAATGTAAATACGCGGTCCGTGCTCGGTCATCATTCCGTCATGCACACGAGTGACACCATGGCAGCCTCCCAAATAATCGCGCTTCTCCACCAACAACACTCTTGATGTCTTTGATAAGACCTGCGCTAAAGCAAGCCCGGTTGGTCCTGCACCAACAACAATATAGTCGTAATCGTAATCTGTTTGCATGGACTTGAGAGAAATTCAATTAAATATCTAAAATAACCTATGAATTGTTATAATTATTTATACTTGATGCACATTTAATAATAACAATTAAATAATAACAATTTCTCTCGACTAGTTGCCGTTCCATTGCGAAAAGAACCAACGCATGGACAAATAATCCATCGTGGCGGGCGCACCACCGGATGATCCAAGCACCTTCAAACTTGGACCATCACTTACGATGTTTTGAATCGCGCGCGTGCCAAGTGCTGTATTATAATAACGGAGAGACGACAAGTTGCCGTTGAAGCCGCCATTGATTGCAACATTTACTTGGCCGTAATTTTGAAAAGGCACGGATTTCAGAGGCAGACGTTGTGCCAGGTCGCCGTTTACAAACACATCAAGCACTGTGTTTTCCACACGGATAATGACGTTGACCCACTTGTTTACAGGGATGTTGCCCACATCAACGGAAGTGTTGGGGTCATCGAACGTGCTCATAACAACCCTCAGCGACATGGTGTTGGTGTTAGAATCGTTGTAATTCAAATAAAGCCCGGGACCATTGTTTGGAAACATCAAGCCGGAATCACTAGGAGTGGCGCTTCCTTTGTTGAACACATGGTGAAACGTTTTGGAAGACTGAACCGGTAAATTGTTTTGCTTGATGAACAGCCAAACTGACCATGTGATTCCAATGCCAACATCATCATTGACCGAACGAATGACCGGAACTGCATTGGATTCGCTTGGGTTTTGTGGTATAATTAAATTTCCTACATTTCCATCAATGAGACCATTCACCAAATATGGACTAGAATCCGGTGAAAACCACCATGCAATGAGCCCAATGCACAGTCGTAATACATAAACAAACACAATAACCACTAAAATCAAAAATGCTGCCTTTGCAACATAGCTGTTTGAATCTAAAAAAGATTTTGTGCCACCAACAATGTCTTGTGCTTTGAAGTCTGGCAATGAAGGTGCTGCAACACCCCCTGGTAGCATCGAACTAAACCCGGCACCGGTGTCTCCACCCGCTCCTGTTCCAAAATCAGTCATTTGTGCTAAATATGAAATGTTATTATATGTCTTATTAACTTATAATAATAATTTAATTTTTCTGGATTGCACCATGACAATCAATGAAACAAATAACTAAATGGAACTAAATAAATGGAACTAAATAGAAAATTGTCCCACAGTTTGATTATTGTTGGTGATACTAAAATTCAAACGGTATGAATGCAGGAAGTTGAACATGCCTGCACCGCTGTATCCCTGGCTATAAATGTCCCACGCCTCTTCGGGTGAAAAATAGTCCGCCTTATAAACCACGTTGGAAATAAACCCCTCCAAGTCGCCATCGGTAGGAGTTATTCGGCTGGTGGAATCCATGTTGTATCCACCACCAACAAACAAATCGTCGCTCGAACTCAATGAGGCAGGCATATTCTGCATGATGCACGTGCGAACAAGCTTGCCATCCAAATACAAGTCAAGCGTGTTTCCATAAACGCTCATTGTTATGTTGATCCACTTTTGAAGCTGCACATTGCGAATTGTGCATGGAGTGCTTTCATTGCCGCGTATCATGACATTCAAATTATTTTGGGCATTGTCTAAAACCATCATAAATAACGGCACTGCGCCGCCATCAGTGCGCGTGATGATGTTTTTGTTGATCAATGACTGGCCACTCGTTCTCCAGGCATCAACATAAAGCCACACCGAATATCCATAATTGTTATTTCCAGTGCTGTTGGGTTCTGTTTTGCTTGCAGGAATCATGATTGACTTGGATGCATCGGATAAATCCGAAACGGTGACACTGGGATTTGTCATTAGTTTGTAAACCATGTAAATCAATACAATGATTAATACAAAAATAAAAATTGTTAAGAGATTCATAAGTGATGTGTTATGTCTATAATTCTATATTATTATAAACATAATATTTTTTATTTGATTTTGAATTTTGCAACTTAAAACGTGTCCACAAAAACATTCGCGGTTGTTTTCAAAATATAAGCAACTGTCCCATCTGTGCTAAATAATCCCCCCAACAAAGCGCCAATCAAACCAAAAACAATTGCACCCATTACAAATCCTTTTGTTGATTCTATCGTACTCTCGTCATTGAACAACCATCCAAAAATCGCACCTAAAACAGCGCCAAGTATGCCGTATGTTTGAGCTCCGCTTGTGCTTATTGTCGGCATTGAAGTGGGTTTTGGTGCATTCTTGTCAACTGCTTCTGTTGCCAAATAGCTAGAAGAATCGCCTTGATTCTGCTGATCCATATTAACACCCACCACTGGTGGATTCAGCACTCGGTTTGTCTTGTATAACCAGGTGATTTCTGGTTTGGTAAATGGCTCCGTGTTCAAAACCACATTGCAAATCTCTCCGTGAACACCGTCTTGTTGTCCTAATTCAACATTGAATATTTCTGCACTAGCATTATCCGGAATGTGATTTCCACTGTAAACCAGTTTATTATTAATGAATATGTCCACAACTCCTTTGTCCGAGTTGATGATGACGTTATTCCATGTTTGCAATGGGACATCTGACACAGTCAACGGTTCATTTGGAGAAAGCTCAATCAATTTTCCATACAAGCTAAATTGAAGCGTGTTCGTTTTTGGACTGAATTGCATCGATGGTCCAAACTCTCCAAATCGCATCATGTTTATGTTGTATCCTTCTGAATAATTCGCATTTGTGTTCGGTGGTTGTGGATGGATGTAAAACCAAGCAGACACACCGTAATTATAATTTTTTAGCCTAACCATGGTTGAAGAAGACGCAGTGGGAATCGCATCGACCCCTTGTGCATTCACAAACTGAATGTCATACGTTGTTATAGGAACTGACGTTGTCATGGAAATGGGTGCCGACAAAATTTGCACACCAGTATGATTGATAACTTTTGCAACGAGAGACGGCAAAAATCGACCAACTAAGATGAATGCAGCTTCTGCCGCCAACAAAATCAGCATGTTCGAGGTTGTTAGTTTATACTGTTCCTTTGCCATGTCGACAAAATCCAGCATCAAACATGGCAAATAAAACAACAGGTTGGCAGTCATTTTCAAAATATTGATAATCCAATTAGATTCTGGATCACGGCTTACTTGAAATATTGAACCACCCATTTTGCGCGAAGTTGAAAACAGGGTGCGCACCAGTCCAATAATGATTGCTATTGCGGTTATGTAAATCATCGCATTTATTATGAACTGCACCACGCTTACAATCGACACTAACTTGCTGTGTGAATTCAAGAAATACAGCACAATTCCCAGTAAGCAAATCATAACTGCAATTCCCATTCCTGTTTTTCCAATAAATTCTCCATATGATGTGTCGCCTTGCACCATGTCAGCAGTGGATGAATTCATGTAATACACGCCAAACACCAGAAACGACACAATCAACAATGTCAACAGTGATATAACTGTGCCTTTTTGTCCCTGCACAAAGTCGTTCAAGTCAAATGATGATTTGTAAAGAAGTAATCCTAACGCTGCAAACACCATGAAGCTCACCACTGCAGCAATTGGATGCTGTGCAACTAATGTAATGAACCAATAAAATGGAAACAGCAACAGCTTTATCAATGAGACTACATCAGGAGATGGCACAGAAGTTTGAAACATTTGACTATAACTGGCAACAAAGCTGATGATCCAATTCCCAACATTCACCACTGAACACAAAACCAAAATCCAAAAAAGCAAATTAACATAAGGAATATCTTTTCCTATGGGAAATGGAGTCTTGAAACACGAAGAAAAAGAAGATTCG